CCATTATACTAAAGGGCAATAGTGGCTATTCCCAGTATGCATTCGCCACAAGTCGCAGTGTACTATCCTTTGCAACCATTATACTTTCATTGACTGACACGACTATTCTGACAATTCTATGTATTTGTCAATGTACCACTTGGCTTTTTGAATATCCTCTAAGCCATTCTTTCTACCACTTCGGTAATTGTACTTAAAAGCATTGAGCAAACAGAATGTTTTAACAGCTTCGATACCGAATATCTCAAGCATAACATCTATACACTCATATTTGCCAGTGCAATAGTGCTGTGGATGATTTACAGCGTCATATACGACATTCCCTTTAACATTTGGTGCAACAATACCTAATGAAGTAAAATTGTCTGATTTGCCGTCACCTAGCTCAATTCTTGGCGTATCTTCACCACGATTGCCTAGCTTTGAATCATCAGTCTTTTTCTCAAGCCTATCTGTAGACTTTTTATCGTTAGTGCACATAGCCATAGCCAAAGCTTGATACTTGTCGCCCTGCATTTCTAACCCCTTTTTACATTTAAAAAATTTTTGGAAATAGCCCGATTGAATAACCGGTATCTGATGTGTGTTTATAAAATCATTAGAATTAAATTAACTGTGTCTAT